TTCGCATAATGACCATGGGATTACGTTAGCGCAGCCGCCCAGGGGGCGAGTCCAGCGCCTGGACAATGCGCAGCCCAGGCGCTGGATTTACACGTAATCCCCATTATGCGAGGCGACCCGGTTTGCTAGCATTTTCGACCTCGATCGGCGCCGGCAGCCGGAGAAGTTGCTAGCAATCGCCTCGATGGAGCTGCTAGCATTTCGTGACCTGGTGCATGTGCTCCAGGAACGATTTTGCTAGCAGGGAGAAAGCTATGCTGCTGACCATTCGCGATGTTCCCGAAGACTTGGTGCGCCAGGCCAAGCTTGCGACCGGCAAGGGCACCGGCAGCCAGGCGTTCATTGCCGGCATCGAGCTTATGATCCGTCAGCGTGATCGGATCGAGGCGATGGAAGAGGAGATTCGGTCGCTGCGCGAGACCCTCTGTGTGTTCCAGGGCGTGCTTGCTGATGCTCATGCCGCCGCTGTGCAGCTGGCTGAGATTGCCGGGCAGCGCGATATGCTGGTGTCCGACAACCCGCTGCGGCCCGGGTATCGTCGCCGCTAGCAGTTTTCGTTCTGCAGCTGCTGCACCAGGTCGAAAAGTGCTAGCAAATTTTCCTGCAGGATCCGTCTTGGATCTCGCTTTCTGCTAGCAGCCCCTCGGAAGCCCCGGCAGGTCAAGGGCCGCGACCCCGGCTCGTCGGATCAACGATCCGGCGAACGGAGTCCCGGGCGGAGCGAACCCTTGAACCACCTCGGACAAAACAGCCTCTGGTCATAGGGTAGGGGGAAGCTTTTCTCCCCCTGCCCTCTGACCCCCTGGCGAAGGGCGGGATAGTAAGGGCGGCGCCCTTACGACTTTGTTCAGCCGAACTTCAGTGCTCCGACCATTGCGCTCAGCGCGAAGAACCACAGTGCGAACGATGTGAGGCCTAGAGCCATTCCGCCCAGCCATATCCCTAGGGCTATCTCGTAGGCCAGTCGCCGCTCTGCTGTTCTTCTGACGGGCCGGAAGTCGTCTCTTTCTGCTCGCATCGTTACGCGCTCTCTGGTGCGGTTTTGGTGGTGGTGGGCGAGGGTGGCGGGGCTGAAAAGTCGGGTATAGGTGATACCCGACTTTTGTCTCACGGGTGAGACTACTCCCCCTCGTCTAGCTGCTCTTGGCTGATGGCCAGCAGCATCCCTTTGATTGCCGTTCTGAGTTGCCGCTTCTTGTCGTCCGGCAGCTTGTCGGCGGCGTTGAATAGCGCTCTGAGGTCTTCCGATATTGAGCGCTGCTGGGCTTCCATCATCAGTTCGTCGGTGGATATTCCTAGCGCCTGGGCAAGGGGTGCGACGTTTTCCGATCTGGGGTGGTGTCTTCCACCTTCCCAGCCCTTGTAGGCCTCGATAGATACCCCCACAAGCTCGGCCACTTCTCGTTGCGTCAACCCCCTGTTCTTTCTGGCGGTCCTCAAGGTCTGTGGGATGTTCATGTCGTCTCGCAGAGTGCTGTCTGTGGTGTCGTTCAATCGTATGTCCTTGTTTTTTCAGAGGGTGTAATGAGTTGCACCTTTGGGGGTGGCATCGTCGTCTATTGAGGTGTAACGTATTACACCTAAATGGGGTAATCGTTTTACTTGACGGGTTTCTAGCATGATCGACTGGATCGCGGCCATGATCGAACTGCACCACGCGCCTTTGAGCAGTGGGGCGGTGGTCTGTATCGAGGCTGACGGCACGGTTGCTTGGGAAACCCCGCGCAAGATGCTGGTCCGTGGCTCCCATGACTCGACCATCCATATCCGGAGCGTAGGCGGGGACGGGCAGGGCAACGCGACTCATCTGTACATCGACGGCAACCCAAGCAAGTGGTTGCAAGGACATAACCTTGTTGGTTCCTGTGATCTCGTTGCCCTCGTCTGGGATGCTTTTCAACGCCTCTGCGCCCTGGTGGGCCTTGAGCCGACTGACTTTGAGCGTCAGAAGGTCAGGGCAGGGCAGTACCGCGTCACTCGCGTCGATTACAACCGAATGTTCGAACTTCCAAGCCGGGCCGATGTTCGAGCCTGGCTGCGTGCGGGCGAGTTCAAATGTAAGTCACGCCATGGTCGTCCGGTAAACAATCGCGGGACTCTAACTTTCGGCAAAGGCTCAAGCCATTGGTCGATTGTTTGTTACTGCAAGGCCGATGAAATAACTTCCGGTGGTTCGCACAAGTTGCCAGAAGAGTTTCACCAGTATCCCGAAATCTATCAGTGGATAGATAACAAGCTTCGCGTTGAACTTCGGTTGCGCTCAAAGAAACTCAAGGCGCTGGGCCTTGAATATGCCTCTCAACTCACCCCCACGGTTCTTTGGAAGCTCTACCGTGACTTCATTGGGGAACTGGATATGTCAGAGCAAATAGAACTCAAGTCCGATGAGGTGATGAACCTCCCGAACTGGCTTCGTGGCACGTATATGCTTTGGAAGCAAGGTCATGATCTGCGCGATAGTTTGTCCAAGGCTACTTATTATCGTCATCGTACTGAGCTTCTTGCGCTTGGGATTGACATAAATATCCGATGTGATCGCCGCGACGATAGCAATGTTGTGCCGATGATTCGGATTCTTGAGGCTAAGCCTGCGGCCATTCCGAACTTCTTCTTTGAAAGGGGGCTGATTCATAAATCGGCCCGTCAGGTGGCTGTATGAAGTCTGGCTTCGACTTTTACTTTGGCGGTCGAGTTAGCTCCCGCCAGGAAATGCAACAGCGCCTGCGCAATCTCAGAACTGAGGGCAGCGTTATGGATGATCTGGAGAAAGTTCTTTCGTCCAGAACTCCGGCTGAACAAGTCCAGGCCGCTGAGGATTTCAATAAGGCGAATCGTTCTAAGTTGATCAGCAGTAAGAAAGGCCCTCTTTATTTGGGGGATGTATTCGAATGAGTGAATCCCAGCTTCAGAAACTTCGCTCCGAAGTTGAACGGGTCATAAGCGCCCAGCTTTGGAATGAAAGTTACGGCAAAGTTCAGGCTGTCACGAACTCAGTAATGTCTATCTTTGCCGGCACACTTACTACTAAACCGACAGCCGGAGAAACCAACAATGGCTAATGCACTGACTATCCGTATTGAAACTACTGGCGTTGTTCGCTCGGGTAATTCCAAAGCTGGCAATGAGTACCATATGTGTGAAGCCTTCGGGCATTTGCCGGGCATTCCTTATCCGCAGCGTTTCGAATATTACGCAGCCAAGCAGAATGAAATTCTGCCTGCTGGTCATTATGAGTGCGATATCACTTGCCGCGTGAAAGATGACCGACTGTGGTTCGAAGTTGACCCGCGCCAAGCTCGCCGCGTTGCGTCTCCGGCTGCCGCAAAGGCGCCTGTTCAAGCCGCTGGTTAATAGGGGGTCGTCATGTGGCGCTATCTCTCGATGTTCGCTGTAGGGCTCGCTACGGGGTATTTGTGGGGATGGGCTGACACTATGGCGGCGGTACTGGCATGAATTTTTTGGGCTGTGACGGTGTTTGGTTGGCCAGGGAAGATGGTTCAACTATCTGCCAGGGTCAAATGAAGACTTTTACGGTCCAGGAAATGCGGGAGTTCCTGACTCCTGCGATGACACTTGCGCAGAAAGCTCAAATCACCGGTGGGCTGTTGACGTTGTTTGTCGCGGTCTGGGTGTTTAAGAAGATGCGTACATCTATTCCACACTAGGAGTAAGTTCCATGAAACAACTGAAACAACTGTTCTCCCTGGGCAAGCGTGAAGCCGTTATCGGTGGCTCGTTGCTGATGACGTCCGGCCTCTCGATGGCCGCTGAGGGCGATATCGACACCACTAAGGCCCTGGCCTATATCGCGGGCGGTCTGACTGCTGCGGCGGCTGTGACCGGTGCCATGTTCGGCCTGGTCGCCCTGATCGGCGCCGCTAAGAAAGCCCAGCGCGCAGGGACCTGATCGACCCTCAGTCAAGCCGGTGGCGGTCACTCCGCCCCGGCTTTTTTATTGCCCGGAGAAAGGATAAATGAGGATTAAGAAATGTATATCAGCCCTGAAGATATCGCTTTTTATGGCGTGCTTATTGCCCTCGCTATTCTTTGCTCAGGGCGCTAGGGCTGAATATTATCAATGGTGGGTTAGTCCGCCTGGTCAAGCTTCCAGGGCGTTCCCTGATCCGTATTCAGCTTGTGAGTGGGGTTATACGTTTATTTCTAAGAACTGGTCTAGAAAAGTAGTTGTTAACTCTAGGGAGTCGGTGGGCTGTCAGTACTCCGGGAATGGTGTTTATTGGGAAGTTATGTACGCCTCTTTGCGTGGCACGGAGTGCCCTGATAATGGCAAGTACGATGAAGATGCTCGCATGTGCAAAACTCCGCCGCCTGAGTGCGAGTCTGGAACACCGAATCTGTTTAGGAGTTCCAACTATCCAATTATTGTAATTAATGGAAAGAACACGGTTCCTAGTTCTCCGCCGTCTGGCTGTTTGAATGGGTGCGCTTATGAGGCTGATAGTTCTCGGCCTCAGAAGTGTTTCCGCTCGCCGGGGTCTGAAACCGAAGGTTTTTGTAACTACCTGCTCAAGACAAACGGCCAGAACTGTTCGACGGATTCAGGCAATTTGGGCGCGACTGGCCCTTCGCTCGACGATCCGTCGACGCCTGATCCCGATCCCAATCCAGACCCGAATGACCCGGGTTGCCCGAAGGGCTACAGCTGGTCAGGCACTACGTGCGTGAAGACGCCGACCGACCCCACTGACCCGACCGACCCGAAAGACCCTGGTGGTGATGGCGGTGGAACTGGTGGCGATGGTGGCGGGACTGGTGGCGGTACAGGCGGTGGCGGTGATGGCGGAACGGGCGGCGGTGACGGTGGTACCGGTGGGGGAGATGGGCAGTGCGATCCAGCCAAGGACCCAAACAAGTGCCAAGGCAGCGGCGGCGGTGGAAGCGGGCAGTGTGATCCAACTAAGGACCCGAATAAATGCCAAGGCACTGGTGGTGGCGGAAGCGGGCAGTGTGACCCGGCCAAGGACCCGAACAAATGCGGCAGCGGCTCCTCGATCTCCGGTGACGGTGACTGCAAGGTGGCGATTCAGTGCAACGGCGACGCAATCCAGTGCGCCATCGTTCGCCAGGAAAAGGCCGCCCGCTGCGCGGATGAAGAGTTCCGCACGGTCGATGACAAGAAGATTCAGGACCTGAAGAACACGCTTGCCGGCGAGTTTTCCGGGCCTGAGTACGAACCGATCAAAGCCACCGGCGAGAACACCCATGACCTGTCGAGACTGCTCGACACCAGCGGGCGTTTCTCCAAGGCCTGCCCGGTCATTCCTGACTTCTCGTTCCCCTGGTTCGGCAGTACTCAGACGGTTTCGCTCAGTAGCGTGTCGTCCGATCTGTGCGCGTTCTTCCAGTGGTTCGGGTATCTGCTGGTCGCGTTCGCCATGCGTGCCGCGGCTGAAATCATTGCGCGAGGGTTGAACTGATGCCGTTACTGATCGGGGTACTACTGCGGGCAATCGGCTGGTCGCTGATCCCGCTGGGTTGGAAGCTGCTGCGCGGCTTGGGGTTCACCGCTGTTGCTTTCGTCGGCGTCAAGGCGGTGATGGATCAGGCCAAGGACTACGTGTTCAGTAGTCTCGGCGGCGTGCCTGCGCAGTGGCTCCAGGTCCTGGGGCTTCTGCAAGTTGACGTGTGTATCAACATCCTGTTCTCCGCGTACATCGCCCGCGCCGTGCTGTGGGGGATGGACAAGTCTGGCGGCAAGTCCGGCATGCGCTGGACCGGGCCGAAGTAAGCGAGGAGGGGACCGATATGCTCTATCTGCGCACCGGCCTGCCAGGGGCTGGCAAGACCTTGAACGCGATTCGGGAAATCGACATTGAACACCAGCCGGACCCGGACGACCCGACCAAGCGGCTGCACAAGGACCCGGATAATCCGGACCTGCCGCCGAGGACGGTCTATTACTACGGCATCCCGGACATGAAGCTGGATCGGCTCAAGTCGAAGTGGGTCGAGTTCGATACGCCCGAAGAGTGGTACAACCTGCCTGATGGCTCGGTGATCGTGATCGACGAAGCGCAACGGGTGTTCGGCAATGATGGCTCCAGGGCGCGCCCGGAGAAGGTCACGCGCTTCGAAACGCACCGGCACCAGGGCCTGGACATTCACCTGATCACCCAGCACCCCAGCTTGCTGTGTACGCCCGTCCGCAAGCTGGTCGGCAAGCACATCAACTTCATTCGGCCCTATGGTCGGGAGAAAGGCATCTTCCGGCATGAGTACGAGTTCTGCATCGACAACCCGGAGCGGCGCAGCAACTTCAAGCAGGCCCAGGAAGAGCGGGTCACGCTGGATAAGGCGTATTTCGGCGTCTACAAGTCGTCGACGGTGCACACGCACAAGCCGATCACGCCCAGCTACATGAAGAAAATCCCGTTGATCATCGCGCTGATGTTGATTCCGATCGGCGTGCTTGTTGGGCTGGTCGTGACCGCGATGCGGCAGGGGGATGAGGAGAAAGAAGCAGCTCTGGCGAGGAGTCAAGCGGCTGAGGCGTCAGCGGGTGTTCTGCCGGGCGCTGGGAATGCTGTTCAGGCAGCCCCCAGGGCCTCCAGCGGGTCGAAATCGACCGATGAGTTCCTGGGCGATATGTCGCCCAGGGTGCCCGATCTGGTGGCCTCGGCGCCGCGCTATGACGATCTGAACAAGCCCAGGGATTTCCCTCGGCCGGTGTGTGCGGCAAGCTCGGACCCGAACTTGATCGGCAAGGCTCCTGAGCGGCGGATTCCGCTGGGTACGTACAATGGCCGGGTGATGGTCTGCCAGTGCTACACGCAACAGGTCACGCGGATGCACACGACGTTCGAGTTCTGCATGGACGTTGTGAACAACGGCTATTTCGACGACACGCGGATGCCACCGACTTATGCCAGCGGCAACAGCACGCGAGGCTTGATCACCAGTCCGTCGGTTGACCCGGCGACGGCGATTGAGCGAGGGCGCGCAGCGACATCGCCGACGCCGGGGGATGCGTTCTCGACACGAGTAACCATCGTGCCGGATAGCAGCAGGACGCCCAGGACGCTATGAGCGATGTGAGCCTCTCGGCTCAGGGGTTCGTATCCCTGGCTTCGCATAATG